GGAAGTCAACCTCATAACAACATGCAGCCATACATAATTCAATTATACATCATGAAACTATGATTAGGCTAATAATTACAAAAGAAACAGGAAATTATTTCCGTTTTGAATTTGAATCAGAAGAACCAATTCGCAACGACCAAAACAGATTGTTAACATTTGGCGACTATTGTCATTTCAAAACTGGGAACGGTGCGAATATAATTAAGCAGCAAAATATAAAATACGATGAAGTTCAATTAATAGCTTCTGGAACTTTTACATTTTTAAGCGTTACAGCTCTATGGGAAAAGCTTATTGACGTAGGGTTTTTTGATGGTTTAGGAGGGACAGGAGGCGGAGCAGTTGTTGATAGATTTGACGAATTACTTGATACTTTTGGGTATTTTGGAAGAGATGGACAGGTAGTTATTGTAAATGAATCGGAATTAAAATTAGATACAGCAACTTTTAACCTTTTTACAGATGCTTATAAAAATAAGATTGACGGAATTGAAGACGGTGCAGAGGTAAATGTGCAATCTGATTGGGACGTGACAGACCCTAGCAGCGACGCATTTATAAAAAACAAACCCTCACCTACTTTAAATTTTGTGACATCTATAGATTTTGCAGCATTGTTAGAGCCCCAGCAGGATTTTGAATTGCCAGAGGGAAAAATTGCATTATATGCTTTTGTAAATCAAACACCTTACTTTTTATCTACCGCAAACAATACAGGTTATTTTAATACTTTTACGCAAACAGGTACGACAGTAAGTTTTACCAACACTTTAGAAACAGGAGAGTATTTAGTAATATTTTATCAATAAACAAACAAAATGAAAAAACTACTTTTATTATTATTAATGCCTGCTTTTATTTTAGCTCAAACGGCAAACGGAACAGAAACGAAGGCAAATGCCTTTAGGGCTTTAAGTCCTCAAACGGTTACAACCCCTATAAATCTTTCCACAATGGGTGCGGATGGAACTATAGGAAAAGTAACATCCGTAATGAATCAAAATGCAAACAGCGGTATATTGTCGGGTGGAGGTTTATCAGTTAATGCAGACCCTACAAAGTATGACATAGTAGCAGGGGAAGGATACGTTTCAAATACATTGTCAGGAACTGTCAGCAAAGTAACTTGGGCAACTGCTACAGCACAGACTACACCGTATTTATTGACTGCCGTAGCTACTTATGTATTGAAAGACAATACAGGAGCTACCGTGCTTCAGACAACCGCGCCAACACCGCAACAATATCGAACACATATTTATTTAGGTAAATTAGCGCATACAACTTTTACGACTATTTTGTTTGCGGTAAGCGAACCGAGTAGAATGTTTAATGTGTCTGGTGATTTACATGATTTAGTTTCCAGTTTTGGCTCTATAAACAGAAGCGGTAATACAATTAGTCCGAACGGGGCTAACCTGCAAATAAACGTTTCGGCTGGTGAAACTTTACGCGAAGGAGCAAATTATTTAACGAATAGAAATTCGCCTAATATCACAACGGAGCCAGCCGTAAATGCAACAAGTTTTAGGAATAAATTTCGTAACGGCACGGGAGGTTGGAACGCGGTAAACACGAGTACTGTAGACCCAAATTATTACGATGATGGAACTGGTATTTTAGCATTAGTACCTAATAATAAATTTACGGTAAAAGTAGTCTATCGATTTGGTGGTACAGGAACTATCCACATGGATTACGGACAAGTTATTTACGACGACATGGATTCCGCTGATAGGGGGATTTCTGCAGCAGTATCTTCAGACCCCGATACAAGGAACTTTGCCAGCCGTATAGGTTGGATTATTGTAAAACAAGCAACTACCTCTCTACTAGATGATACAAAATATAAATTTGTACCAGCTGACAAAATAGGGGAAAGGTCAGCAGGAACATCTTCGCCAACTGACTTACAAGATGCATACAACAATAGCTTAACCCCTCAAATAACAACCACTACAGATTTGGGAGCAGTTGATATTAAAAGAGGTTCAGCAGCAGACACAGACAAAGTTTTTCGTGTGCTTAACGGAGCAGGTTCAGAAACTTTTGGAGTTACAGGGGAAGGGAATGTTACGGCAAAATCATACAATGTGCCAAATACAAAATCGACAACTCCTATAGTTGGCGGAGCTTTGAACGCTAGAATGTGTACAAATAATGGCTTATTGTACGTTACTGAATATTTGAATAATAAAATAGGTGTCTTTTCTCTGGAAAACCCCCTGTCTCCAACTAAAATCTATGATTTTACAGTTGGGACTGCTCCTCGTCACGTGCTTGTAAGTGGTAGAAATATGTTTGTGTCTTGCAATGGAGCGGATAAAATAGAGATATATGATATTCAAAATCCCCAATCAGCTTTAAAAATAGGAGAAATACTTACAGGTTCGCAGCCTAAAATGTTCGAGCTAATTGGCTCTGATTTATATGTAGTTTGTTTTGGAACTTCTAAGGTGGAAAAATATAAAATTTCCATGCCTGATTCCTCTTTGTCTAATTTTTCATACTATAAGGTTGGAGATGCATCCGTAGGATTAAATCCTTTAGCTATATCTTATAATGGAGCTGGATTATTGGCGGTATGCGGAAATGGTGACAATGTTATTACTATATTGAGTGCAGATGATTTAAGCCTATATTCCTCACCGTTTGGCGGTGCTGGTCACGGGACTTGCGCGTGGTTTAACAAAACACAATTACTAGTAACTGATTGGACAACCGAATCATTGCTATCCATAGATTATAGCAATTTATTATCGCCTGTTTTGTCAAGTTCCATAACTGTAAGTGAGAATCCAGAGCAGATAGAAATAATAGGTAATAAGGCTTATATACCAAGTCTGAGAATAGGCGTTTCGCCTTCTTATTTGGATTTTATAGATTTATCCAATGCTAAAACACCTGTAAAAATAAAAAGCGAAACTTTAACAGTCAATGCTGCTGGGTTCACAGCTCCTTATACGGATGGAGTTAACACCTATATATATGTTGATGGTCACGAAGCACCTTATAATATAGACGCAATTAGGATTGAGGGGGGTAATTTTCATAGGTTGGATTATTTAATAGAAGATACTAAATTTATAAATAGGCTAAGTAGTTCAAATCTTACGACTAATACAGTAGATGAAGCTAAAAGTTATAGTAATGCTACTAACCCTAGAACAAGTTTAAATGTAGACAATGTTGTAAGATTGGAATCAGGCACTACAACATTATCTAATCCTAATTCTGTTAGGGATGGTAAAATTGTAACCTATAGTAATGTGTCAGATATAGGAAATGTAACTATAATTAATCCTTTTTTAGGAGCACCATCTTTTACTTTGTACCCATACGAGGCAATAACCTTACAAGCTGCTAAAAACGGGAGTACGTATAAATGGGATGCGATAGGAGGGCGTAAAAATCTACCTAGTATATACGACATAGGGGTTGGAGTAGGGATAGGAACAGATAATCCAAATTTTCAAAACTCTACTAGAAAAGTTTTGGATATTAACGGAGTATCTCAGTCAATGCTGTCATTAAGCGTAGGAGGGGTTTCAGGGGCATACCTTTACAATACCGCGTCTTCTTTAGAACTTAATGCGTCAGGGGCTAAACCTATATATTTTAGCGCAAATAGCGGTATTAGAGCGACCGTTAACCCCAGTGGCGTTTTTAATATTGCAAATTTATCAGGCACAGGAACACGAACAGTTGTCGCAGATGCAAGTGGTAATTTGAGTGCAAGCGGAATAATACCGTTAAAGAGCTATACAGTTGCTACCTTGCCAGCGGGAACAATTGGAGACATGGCTTACGTTACTGACGCCTCAGGTTTTAGTTATAACTCTATATTAGTAGGTGGCGGCTCTGGAGTTACAATTGCATTTTTTGACGGCACGAATTGGAGAGCGCATTAGTAAGTTAAATAAATTAAAATTAAATAGATTATGAAAACATTGAAAAATTGGTGGTTAGTAGGTCTTAGCGGATTGTTATTGTTATTGGACTTGGGATTTGATGCAATCAACCCTGTATTGGGATTAATTGGAGTAAGTGGAAAGGCTGCGGACGTAATTAAAGCTTTGTTTGTTTTGTATGGGATTGTCAAAGCTAAAAAATCTTTGCCAACGCAAAACGCAGAGAGACTACAGGACATGGTACAATCAATAGGAGGTACGCAAATACCACCTAAAAAAGATGAAAAGTAAACCCTTATTATTGTTAATATTAGTGCCTTTGTCGGAAGCAAAGGCACTTTTCTATAACTCTGATTTACGTGTTTCTTGGTATCTTTTTAGTGATAAAAAACGATTTTTGTGTAATGTAATAGAAGATTACTCCAATATTTTAATATTTGGAATTTTATTTTATTATTTAGCTTTTGTAAAAATAGATATTACTATACGAAAAATTTGCTTATTTTTGTTTATATTAAATGCTTTTGATTTGATCCATTTAGGATTAATAGATTGTAGTTATTTTGTGCCCCTTAAATTATTATTTACATATATTACCCTTAGATTATGCAGCAGATTAAGACTTTTTTAAATTTAATAGATATATTTTTAGGGACTTTTTGGAGCATGACGGTTATAGAAGTTGTACCCCTGTTAACTTCTGGAACTACTTTAGTCTTTACTCAAGTTGATAATATAATTAAGATTCTTTTTTCTTTGGCTGGATTGGTCTATTTAATTTTTAGAATTATTAATTATTACCACATGAGTAAATTAAATCGGGAGATAAAAAGGTTGGAGATATATAAATTGAATAATGAGAAGTTTTTTGTTGATTTTAATAAGGAATTTTTAAACGATAAGAAATGATAACAGAAAACGAATATAAAAACCTTGCTTTAGAATTTGGGATAGCAGTTTCAAAAGTAAAAGCTATTGATTTTGTAGAAAGCAATGGGCAGGGATTCGACCCTGTTACAAGAAAAATAAAAATACAATTTGAACCACATTGGTTTAAGAAATTTACAAATAGGATAGTAAACAATAAAGTTGATATTCAATCAAAAGAATGGGAGGCATTTAATCAGGCTTATAAAATAAATCCAAAGGCAGCTATGGAAAGCACTTCTTTGGGTCGTATGCAGGTAATGGGATTTCATTGGAAACGATTAGGTTTTAAATCTGTAAATCAAATGTGGGATTTTGCAAAGGATTCCGAAATGAATCAATTGTGGCTAGGTTTGAAATTTATTGAAACCGACAATAGACTCTTTGATGCTGTTAAAAAATGGGACACTAAAAAAGTAGCTTACTACTATAACGGTGTGAATTACTGGATTAAAGGCTATGATAAAAAATTAACCGCTGCCGAAATAAAATTTAGATAATAGCATTAAAAATAAAACAACATGATACCAACGTGGAATTTAAAACAACATATAAGAGGTAATACTTTAAACGCCAAAAATATTACTTTTCCTTTTGATGTTTCTGATTGTAAAATTGAGCTTCAATTTAGATTAGGAGTAAGTAGTGTAATATTTTTCTGGTCTACAGAAAATAACACTTTTGAAAGGACTAGCGATTTTATTATAAAAATGAAAAGCCGATTGTTAGACCAAAAGCAAGGTAATTACTCTGCTTTTTTAAAAGTAACATTTCCAGACGGGACCGTTGAAACTTATTTTAAAGCTAATTTACAAATCATATGAGTATAATAATTGAAGAAACTATATTAAGTCCTGTTTTGCAAATTACAGACGATTCAAATGAGGTTGTTATTTCAATTGATGAAGTTATAAATAATATAGATTTGCAAGTTCAAGATATTGCTATTCCAGGACAAACAGGAAAATCGTTTTATTCTTTAGCAGTACAGGCAGGATTCAGAGGGACACCTCAAGAATATTTAGAGACACAGAAAAACATAGACGGAGGATTAATCTATTAACATAAAAAAAATGGCAAATCAAATTTTAATTAAAGGTAAAACAACTACAGGAGCGCCAAGTTTAGCGCAATTAAACATTAGAGAGATGTGTTTTGTTATTCCAGACAACGCATTTTATATTAAAAAAGATGCTGGGACAATTGTCGGACCATTTGTAGTAGGTGGCGCAAGTGGAGACATGCTTAAAAGTGTTTACGATACTGGAAATTTAGGCAGGGTAGACACCGCAAGTAACGCTTTACAATTGGGAGGCGTGGCAGCTGCTAGTTATGCTACAAATGCTTCAGTTACATCCGCAATTAATGCTTTAATCAATTCAGCTCCTGGAGCGTTAGACACTTTGAATGAATTGGCTACAGCTTTAGGCAATGACCCTAATTTTGCAAGTACAATAACAGCGGCTTTGGCTGCTAAATTAGATGCTAACTCAATAATAGACGGAGGTACATTTTAAATTATGGCAAACATTGTCAAAATAAAAAATAGTGTAGATACAGGGGTAACACCTGCTGATTTAGTACGTGGAGAAATAGCTATTAATATTAAAGATAAAAAGCTTTTTTATTTAAACGAATTAGATGATTTGCAGACATTTGATTTAGTTCCGACAGTTGGAGCAATACAAAGAACTGTTTTGTCTTTAGCTAGCAATTTTTCATCTACATCTACCACAAGGGCAAATGTAACAGGAATGAGTTTTGCGGTAACTGCTGGTAAAAAATATTCAATAAAGATAGTAGGAGACCAACAAACAGCAGCCACAGCAACTGGGGGAAGCATCGGTTTTGTTTTACCCTCTGGTACTGGAAATATTAAAGGTTTTATCACTATGGCTATAGGTCAATCAGCAGCAGCAACAGACCAGACTATTACTATAAGAGCTATAAATGCTACAAATACAACAGCAGGTAGTTTTATAACTTCTACAGGAGTTTCGACAATTAACTCACCGCATTATTTTTATGGGGAATTGATTTTTGAATGTATTACAAGTGGAGTATTTCAAATGCAATACGGTACTGAAGTAGCATCAAGTGCAGCTCAAATGAATGCAGGAAGCACCATGATAATTGAAACACTTAATTAAAATAAAATGGAGTATAAATACCTAAGCCTATCAAATGCAGAGTGTATACGTGAACAATTCGACACGGAAGAAGCGTTTATTGATTATTTAGGCATGGAATTTGTAGACTTACCATTATTACTAACAAAGTTTCTGGAAGCAGAAATGTATCATGAATGTGCAATCATAAAAAAAATAATCGATGAAAAAATTATTTAACTGGATTTCTTGGAAATTATATGAAGGGAAAAAATTAACTCCTGCAGAATTTTAACCACTTTAATTGGTGGTTTTTTTATACTTACAAGTGTTAAATATATGTTAAAATGAAATAAAATAGTTTCTAATTATTATATGTTTTGTATATTTGAACTCAGATAAATTTTAATAGATAAAATGAATAAAAATGAATAATGTAATATTTGTATATTTTAAAGACGGAAAAATAAAAATCCTTGATATTGAACATGGAAAACCTGACCACGAAAAAATGATAAATGATGGTTGGAAACATACATCAACAGTAAATGCAAGTGTTTTTATAGAACAATTATTTAACGATGTACCCGATTTCGAGCTAAGGAAATCAATTCAATCGTTAGTAATAATGTAGCACTTGCATATAACGTTAGAGTGCTTGGCGAAGAAGTGGTTAAAAATGCCAGAACTTTCAATTAAGCACCCAAACTAACAAAGAAAAAACAAACTTTAAATTAATAACCGAACCCGCTTTTTTGCCAAATACTTGTTATGGTTAGTGCGGTTCATAAAACGAAAAAGTAATGAGTGAAGAATTTATTAAAGAAGCAAAAAACTTTAAAAGACAAATGAAATGGTGTTCGATTATGTGTTGGTTTGCAACCGCATTATTAACATACAAAGCACCAAATAAAATAGATGGTTGGGGAATTATAACATTTGGCGCAATAGTTTTTACAATTATTTATTTCAATATGAGTAAAAATATAAGTTCTTATGAAAACCAATCGAAGCATTAACCATAACGTTTTGCAGATTGCCGAAGGTGGGGCTTTATACCACTAAACTTTAATTGAAAAACTGAATTTGATATGAACGATAAAGTTGAATTGAAAGATGAAACCCCCACTTTTGGCAATGTGCTGTTAGGCGATGTTTTTTCTAATCCTTATTTGATGCCTTCCGAATATAAAGGAGAGTACACAAAGAACGGAGGATTAACTAAATTTCAGCCACGCAAATGGACTGAAAAAGAAATTGAATGGGTAAATATGCTTAAAGCAAAAGGGTTTAATACAAAGCAAATTGCAGAGTGTATTGATAGAGATGTTACGCAAGTTTCAATTAAAATAAAACGATTAGGTAAAAAATCAATGACTTATAATCAAGGACACTTTGAAGAAAAGTTTGCAGTAAACTATGATTTTGTAAAAGAAATTAAACCTAAAAGTGTGCTTGATGTTTATGCTGGATTTGCAAGTGTTTACAAAAAACTAAATTGCGATAATGTAATAAGCAATGATAAAAACGAAAAGTCAAATACCGAATATCATTTAGAAGCATTAGACTTTATTTGCCAAATGTATATTGATAAACGTAGATTTGACTTGGTAGATTTAGACCCTTTTGGAAGTGCTTATGATTGTTTTGATTTAGCAATAAAGATAGCAAAGAAAGGATTAGTAATTACACTTGGAGAACTTGGACACAAAAGATTTAAAAGGCTTGATTTTGTGCGTAGATATTACGGAATTGAAACACTTGAAGATTTTACAACTGATAATTTAGTAAAACATATTATCAAGATTGGAGAACGAAACAAAAAAACTCTGATACCGATTTATGTGAAAGATTGGAGAAACATAGCAAGGGTTTATTTTAAAATTGAAAAATCAGAAACTATTTATAAAGGAATAAAAAAATGAAAAACGAAACTATAATTAAAAGAGTTTTTAAAGATTTTGGAGAAAACTTTGAAGATTTAACAGGTAATCAATTATTAGCTATTGAAGAATGTATGTTGTTGGCAAGACAAGATAAAGCAAATAAAGTTATAAAAGAAATTGAAAATCGTACAAATAAAGTAGGTTGCTTTTGGGCAGATGAGGAAAGAACCAAAAAAATAATATTAAAGTACGGCTCTTAAAATATCGCCTAACGTTATATCGCTACACGCAGTGGCGGGGTTGAAAGATAAAATTTCTAATTAAAAAATAAATATGATGAAAAACGAAATAAACGAAAACAAGCCATTGCTTGTAGCGAGTGTTATGCCTCGTTGTTCTACTTGTAAGCATTGGAAACAAAACACTTTTTATGATTATGAAGGTGCTGTAAACGATGGTTTTTGTAGCGAAATAAGTACCGAAATAACAATAGAATTAAAAACTGGTTGGGATGGTGGCTATGTAGATAGTATCGAAACAAAAAGCTCTTTTGGTTGTGTCCTCCACAATGAGGCATAACGTTTCGCAATTACACGTCTGTTGCGTAAAAACACAAAACAATCTTTCAGTTTAACACGGGATTGAAAGGTACAAAACAAACACTAAATTAATCACAATGTAGCAATAGCGTGTAATTGCTGTTATAAGTAGCTTTTATTATGAAACCATTAGGTAGATTAAAAAACATAAAAGGTTGTGGAGAATGGAAAAAGTCTTTTTTAAAAATTGGCAATTGGTGGGAAGAGATGACAGAACCAATAAGCAATAAATCAGCAAGAAGAATATTAAAACAACAATTAAAAAATAAAAATAATTATGATAACATTTAAAACACCAGAAATAGGAATGAGAATAAAATGTATGTTAAATTCACCGAGATTAGAAAGTCACGGATATGTTTTTTGTGGGACTTGGAAAGGAGAATATGGAAAATATATTTTAATATCTCAAAATTGGCAAAACAAAAAAACTGGAGAAGTAATTTCAAACGATAAATTTTTATCAATAGCACTTACGTGTTAAAGTTACTTATAACGCCCGCCGCTTGGCGCAGTTGTGAAGCCAGCGAACTGATTATTTTCTATTAACAAAAAACATTAAACGTGATGAAAAAAATACTGATACTTGGTTCCGACGAAAACGGAAAGTTTATTACCCATAATTACCGTTCGAAAAAGCAAACGGTAAAAAAAGACCAACAATTGAGCCAAACGGTTGTTATATGCAGTTCATTTCAAGGTACATTGAATAAGCCACACGCTAAGTGTAGTTTTTGCGGTAGAGAAGAATGGCAACACAAGTAAATTGCATATAACGTTCTCGGGGCTTGGCGAAGTTGCCTAACACAAAAGTTAAATTGAAAAACAAAAGTTGAATATTATGGATAAAGTTGAATTAAAAGACGAAACGGCAATTTTGCCAAACCCGTGTTATGGGCAGTACGGTATTTAACAAGATATTTTAAAATGGAAATAAACAAAATATATCACGATGACTGGATGAATAACCAACTACCTGATAAATCGGTGCAGTTGATTATAGCAGACCCGCCATACTACAAAGTAAAAGGAGATTTTGACTTTGTATGGAAAACCTTTGATGATTACCTGCAAGATGTGGAACGCTGGGCAATAGAATGTAAAAGAGTTTTAGCAGATAATGGAACACTTTATTGGTATGGAGACGCAAAAAATATTGCCTATGCTCAAATCATTTTTGATAAGCATTTTAATTTACTGAATAGTTTGGTATGGGAAAACACAAACGACCATAAGCAACAAATACGATTTAATACCGATTTACGAACATTTGCACCACTTACTGAAAGATTGCTAATGTATGAGAAAAGAGGGCAGAAAACTGGCGGAGAATTGATATTTGAGCAATTTTTAAAACCGAAAAATCCATTTTCTAAATATCTAAAAATTGAATTTAAAAATGCTGGATTTACAAATAGAGAAATTGCACAATTGTTCCCAAGTAGGACAGGGAGGTTAACTGGATGCGTTTCTAATTGGTTAAATGGGGATAATGTAATTACAGAGGAACAGTACAATATAATTAGAGAATATTGCAACAACAAGTATTTACAGAAGCCATACGATGAACTAAAATCAGAATACGAGGAACTAAAATCAGAATACGAGGAACTACGCAGACCATTTAATAATGAACGGTTTTATGGAGATGTGATACGATTACCCAACTATGAAACAGGAAACCACGAACACGACACGCCAAAACCTGAAAAGCTAACAAGGGAAATAATACTAATAAGTAGCAGACCAAACGACCTTATTTTAGTGCCTTTTGCTGGAAGCGGAACAGAGTGTGCAATGGCTATAAAAGAAAATAGAAAATTTATAGGATTTGAAATAAACGAAAAACACGTTAATTATGGAAACAAACGAACTGATAATATCAAGGCACAACCGTCATTGTTTGCAGTGTCGTAGTATTGCCCATAACGCTTTGCAACTTGGCGATGTGGCGGATTAAGGAAGCCAAGACTTTCAGTTTATGACTGATTTTAAAAGTACAAGACAATGTTTAAATTAATGACCAAAACCGACATACCGCCAAATTGCTGTTATGGTCAGGTTTGGGTAATAACCACTAAATATGATTTTAAGAAGATTGGGAAACAAGAGTAAAATTGCAAGCGAAATACAAAAGTACTTTCCTGCACACGAAATTTATATTGAGCCATTCTTTGGAGCTGGAGGAATGTTTTTTAATAAACCAAAAGCAAAGTACAATATCATAAATGATTTAGATAGTGATGTTTTTAATTTATTCCAAGTGGTAATGAACCAAAAAGAGGAACTTGAAAAAGCATTTTATTTGATGCCTATTCATTCAGATTTATTAGACTATTGGAAATTGAACAAAGAAACTGACCCGATAAAAAAAGCATTAAGATTTTTGTTTATTAGCAACTTTACATTATTAGGAACTGGAAGCCAATTAAGGGGTTCATCAACCGAAGAAAGTAAGCAAAATATTGAAAAGGAATTTGATAACGTTTACAAACATCTTGAATATGTGAAAATGTTTAATGATGATTTTAAGGACTTATTTAAGAAAATTTCATTTAGAAGGCAAAGCGAAATTGACAGGGTTTTAGTTTATTGCGACCCGCCATATTTAGGCACAACCGATAATTATAGTCATTCATTTAAAGAAAGTGATAGTTTAGATTTATTTGATACGCTACAAGCTACTGGTTGCAAGTTTGCAATGAGTGAATTTGATAATGACTATGTTTTAAGTCAAGCAAAAGAAAGAGGTTTAAACGTCATTTATATTGGAGAACGAAAAAACCTAAAAAATGTAAGAACTGAAATATTAATAACTAATTACGAAAACAGTCAACAATCGTTGTTTTGAAAGATAAACGAAAACTTGACCATAACTATTTGATTGGCATATAAAAAGTATTACAATTATGAAAAAATACACTAAAATAAAGGTTATTCGCGTTTCAGAAACACAACATAAAACTTTACAAAAAATGAAAGAATATAATATAGATGTTGGACAATTCATAAGAAATGCAATAGCCGAAAAGATAAAAAGAGAACATTCAGAACTTATACAAAAAGTTAAAAAAGTAATTTGTCCTTTTTTATTATTGATAATTTCAAGCTGCGGACATCGCACTACAGAATTAAGAAAAGTGTCTATTCGTTCAGATTCTTTATACATAGAAAACGAGCGTAAATTATCATCAAATTTACTCTTTAATGATATTGGTTTAATAATCCCTTTTGATTCATCTAAGCCTATGAAAATCAACGGTAATTGGTATTATAATGCTTCAATTAGTTATGACAGGTCACGCTTTGAAAATTTCGAGATAATCGACAAAGTAAAAAAAGTAGAAATAAAAAAAGAGGAACAGGTAAAAGAAAAAATAACAGACAAAACGGATAACACAATTTTATATTTAGGATTGTTTTTTATAGTGTCTTTATTTGTGTTTTTATGGTTTAAATTAAAAAAATAATACAGATGACACCAACAGCAAAAGATTTATTCGACAAAATGATTTCAGAAAATGACGAATGCACATCTATAGAATTGATGATTGAGTTCGCTAAGTTACATGTGTTAGCAGTATTAAAAGAAGCTAGCGAAACTAAAAGAGATGAAATTATTAATTGTTATCCATTAGAAAAAATAAATTAAAACGTTAAAATTATGTTAAAATGAAATTTATTTATTGCATAATTGGATTTATAGTGTATCTTTACACCATAGAAAATAACAACTAAAAAATAGAAATTATGTATACATTTAAAGTAATGACCGACAATAACGAAATCGTAGAAGTAAAAGCTAATAATAGAGTAGATGCTAAGCTAGAAGCTGCAAAAGTTACAAATAAACATTGGAGTCAAATTTTATACATTTTGTAATCATGAAACTAAAAACACAAATCATAATAGGCTGTATTATAGCAGCCTATTTACCAATCAGAATATTAATCTCAATATTATTTTAATCATGGAAGAGAAATTTGAAATTAATTACCACGGCTTAGAGTTGACGGTAATAGGTAACTTTGAAGAAGCAGACGACACTGTAGGTTATAAAGGAGGCTTTTCCTGCGAGTCTATAGAACTTAACGACATCGATATTAAATGGATGCTTAAAGACTCAATAATTGAAGATATTAACGATATATGCGTACAGTTATGTTAGTTTCAACGTTTAACATAAAATCCTACACTAAAGTTATAGTTGTTGATATATACATAGGAATTAACGAGATGTGGTTTTTGGGATATTCAAATGAAAATATTGCTAAAGAATATTCCTGCCCTTCCTCAATCGGAATATGGAAAATTAAAAAAATAAAATAAATGGAAGAAAAATTTAATAAAATAAAACAACACGATGTTTTTTTCGCTGAGTTATCAGTGCATACACGTAAAGCGGTTAGCACAATAGCTGGTAAATGGTTTAATAAGAAACAAGGCTTTAAAGTGCCTGATAAGCATTTAAAAATAACTAATCAGGTTATGGATAAATGTTTGAAGTTTGAACAAGAGGAGCAAAAAGTTTTTGAAAAATATTTTATACCGAAATCATGAACGACTTAATACAATTCCAAAAACAAAGAATCGGAGCTTTAGAAAATCTTTGTAAAATGCAAGAAGATTTAATAAATGCTTTAACGTTAAGAAATGACGAGCTTATGTTTGACGTTGCAGAAGCAAAAGCACAGTATAATATTTTAGTTAGAAATATTAATGTGATTGACGAAATTATCGAACAACCTTTTAAAAATTAGATTATGAAAAACATTGCTATTGCTTTAGTGAAAGCCCAAAAAGAAATGCAAACACCAAAAAAAGGTTCGGTTAATCCATTCTTTAAAAATAAATACGCTGATTTAAATGACGTGTTGGAGGCTATTGTTCCAGCTTTAAACAATAATGGAATAGTTTTATTACAACCATTAGTTAATATTGAAGGGAAAAACTTTGTTAAGACTGTTTTAATGCACGAAAGCGGGGAAACCTTTGAAAGCCTTGCTGAAATATTTTGCGCTAAAAATAACGACGCACAAGCATACGGAAGTGGTATATCATACGCTCGTAGGTATTCATTAAGTTCAATTTGCGGAATAGGCAGCGAGGATGACGACGCTCAAAAAGCAGTACAACCAAAACCAAACGCAACTGCTGAGATATTATCAAAAGCGAAAGCAGCAAATGCAACAATCGCACAAGTAAAATCAAAATATACATTAACTCCAGAACAAGAAAAAAGCTATGGAATCCAATAGAGAAGTCTTTTTAAGAATGACAGAGGAACATTATTTAAGTGTTCCTCACGAAATAAGAGAATCTTTTTTGTCATCAAAAAGAGTTGACGAAGACAAAACAGATTGGCAGGAAAACATGAAAGACAAAACTTATTCTGATTTGTATAAAACTTTAAAAGAAACAAAGAAACATTTATCAGAACGAGAATATCAATTAAGAGAAGAACGAAGAAAAATTAACAAATAAATATTAAAAAAATGGCATCATTATCTACAATTTACATTAAAAAAGAAACGTTAAAAACACTTTTAGACGTTGTTACAAAAAAAGACGAAAAAGGGATTGAAATAACTATTTCAATAAATGACGAATCTAATCAATTCAGTCAAAATGTTTCATCTTATGTGTCGCAAAGCAAGGAACAAAGGGAAGCAAAAAAAGATAAGTTCTATGTAGGCAACGGAAAGGTTTTTTGGACTGACGGCAAAATTAGCGTAGCAACCAAAAAAGAAGATGTTACGGTAAATGAACCTGAATCAGATTTACCATTTTAATCAAATAATTCACCCCTTAATAAAATAAGGGGTTTTTGTTAAACTTATGTTAAAATGAAATAAATTAATTGCATTTCTAAATATATGTTGTAGATTTGAATTATAAAAAAACACTAACAAAATGAAAACATTAAATAAAATTTGGGATTACATATCCTTTGAACTTTTCGGTAATCAAAAAAACATTTTTAAAATATGAATTTCTGGGACAATAAACTGAATCCAATTACTATGCTGCCGTCTGGCAACACGGTAATCTATCCTAAAAAACAAAACATAAAAAGCAAAGTAGATGAGAATGTTTATATGCATTTTAAAGATTGCAGGGAATATTTAGGTATAGGAGCAAAAAAGATAAAATTAGAGGCTGATAAATTAGGAGAAAAATCTATATATACGCCATCTGGGGTGTATTACAAAAAATCAACAATTGAAGAAATTAAAAAGATAATTTCTGTAGTCGATAAAAAAGATTTGTCAGGTTATATAAGCAATAAAGAATTAATGACTATGTTTAATTTTTGCGCTTATAAGGCTTGTATTATTGGACAAAATTCTGGACTTAAAAAATACAATTTCGGAGGTAGAACAGTCTACTACGAAAAAGATAAAGCAATCGAAATATTTAGTAAATTTAAAAAGTAGAGTTATGAAATACACAAAACTAACAAAAGACGAGTTTGATAAATTCAATGAAGACGAAATATTCAAACAAATAAATAATAAGATACATAAATTAAAAGCAAGGCTTGAAAAAAGAAAAAAGTATTTATTTAATAAAATTAAAGATGAAACAGATAAAACAACAATCGTTTATTGAAGATATAGTAAGTGCTATATTTGGATTTATATTTATAGTTATATTTTTTCCTAAAATAATTACCGCATTATTTATATGCATATACTTTCCAGTACACATATCAATATCATCATTTATCAGACGAATATTTAACAAGATATGAAAACACTTTATCAAATTTCAAAAGAACACGGAATACCAAAAAGGACTTTGTGGTCACGTGCAAAAAGATTAAATGATATACAAAGGATAAGAGGAACTATCTTCTTAAACATACATCAGGAGCGTGAAGTTTTGAAAAGTGAGCGTAAGTATCACTTTGTAGAAAAGAAACCAAATAAACTACTTATATTCGATTTTAAACAGCAAAATACAATGTTGTGTGATGAAGAAATTGCGCAAATATTGGGGTTAGAAAGTATTAAAGTTGATGATTATATAATTCTTGAATCTAAAATGAATAAATTATGATACAAAAAAAACTATCAAAAATTTTCGTACTTGTTGATTTACTTATACAGGAGATTGATGACCCAGTTAAGACACCTACCAAACAAACTAAAGAAATACAAGACAAAGCTATAGAATTACAACTATTATTAGAGCCTGTATTGACAAAGTTCTACGACAACAAAGAAGTTAAACAAAGTACTTTCTTTATTACAATGCAGAACAAATTTAATTATATTTTTAACAAAGAATTTAAGTTATGACACCGAAACACTACAACAATTCCAACGGTTCAATATATAAATTTTGTATAGACAACGAGTTAAATACATACGAATTTGAGATAATAAAAAGAATTTCAAGATGTAGAAAAAAAGGTGAATTTATATCGGATATTCAAAAAACCATTTCAGTATTAGAACTTTACTTAAAAGAACAAGGCGAAAATTTTAAGGATGAAATAGAGATTTTAAATAAATAATATTATATTTACAAAAAAAATCCGCCTAAAATCTATAAAAGTTTCATGATTCCCTTTATTTTATCACTTGGCGGTATAATTTAGAGGGAATTTCTTTTTAATTAATACCCTATGATAAAAAGCAAATGGCGAATATATGACGAGCAAATAGCATCGTTATTAAATACAGAAACATCCCATACAATAATAGCAAAAAAAATATTAAATCACTTAACATATACGGATGAAGTTGATATGTTAAGAGTCTATATCAAAAGAAATAAAAAAAGACTATTAGACCAATACGAAGGCTCTTACAATGCTACTGAGTCGCTAGACATCGATAATACCACCGTTAAACACATGTGGATAAAGAACAAAGAAACTTCTTTATTTGTTAAAAATCCAAACTATATTGAACCTGATGAAAATGTAGAAAATATTGAAGTTTTAAAAAAACTACTTATAGAAGATTTAAGCAAATATTCCCCAAAATATGATAGTTATGTTAGACAAGACAAAAACGAGGCTAATTTATTAGTTATTGACCCAGCTGATGTACATATAGGTAAATTATGTAGTGCTTTTGAGGTGGGAGAAAGCTATAATAACCAGATAGCAGTAAATAGGGTATTAAATGGGGTTAGTGGTATTTTAGACAAAGTTAGTAGTATAAATATTGATAAGATATTATTTATTATAGGCAATGATATTTTACACATAGATAACCCAAAAAGAACTACAACAAGCGGGACACCACAAGATACGGACGGAATGTGGCATAGTAATTTTTTAATCGCGAAACAATTGTATGTGGATATTATCGAAAAATTAATGTGTGTTGCTGATGTTGAGGTCGTGTTTAATCCTTCAAATCATGATTACACAAATGGTTTCTTTTTAGCACAATTAATTGAAACGCATTTCCGTAATTGTTCAAATGTTAAATTTGACTGCAGTATATCACATAGAAAATATTTTATGTATCATCAAAATTTAATCGGAACTACTCATGGTGATGGAGCAAAGCAACAAGATTTACCAATGCTAATGGCAAACGAGAGTAAAAATTGGACAACTTGCAAACATAGATACTTTTATATACACCACTTTCACCATAAGATAAGTAAAGATTACATGAGTGTTTGTGTTGAATCCTTAAGGAGTCCAAGCGGTACAGATAGTTGGCATCATCGAAATGGTTACCAGCACGCACCTAAAGCAATTGAAGCATTTGTACACGATAAAATCCATGGACAGACAATGAGAATTACGCATTTATTCTGATATACGTTAAAACATATAAAGTACATTATTTTAATCAAAATAACAGTAAAAGCATATAATTATGAAAAATACACAATACAATAAATGTTTAGAATGCGGAGAAATTTACAAACATAAAACAGAATGTTCAAATAAAAAAAAATAACCATGGCAAAGCAATCAAATTTAGTAAGAATAAAAAGAGTATTAACATTTTACGCTAAACGCGGGGTTAATTCCGAACGAGTAAATAAAATTCACAGGAAAATTTTAACAAATTTATTTAGTAAAAATTGAAATAAGTTTTGTACATTTGCTCTATAGTAATGAAGTGAGAAGCATTACAAACATAACGGAAAATATTATACTAATCCTATCAAGGAGGCACTTCTCACAATACTGCCAAATTGATGGGATTTTGATTTTTAATAAACTTAAAAAAAAATAATATTATGAATGATATTATAAAAAGTGTTTCAAAAGAAATAGCTAAAGAAATTATTACAAGACCAAACTTTGATTTAGAAGAAATTTCTGGAATTATAAATTTCAGATTAAAAGAAAGTATCTTGGATATATTACTTTCTAATGTGGAAAAAGAGGAAGTTGCTTATCACAAACTTTTATTACAACAAAGTAATAATAAACCCGGTTCAAAAAATTATATTGAATTAGGTTATAAATTATCAATTGCAAAAAACAAGAAAGCAATCGCTAATAGAGCAGTAAGTAACGCAAAAAACAAAACAAAGGCAGGCATCTGTATTAACTTTATAAAAGAAAATTTTGGTCATTCTGCATACGATGATTTGTGCAAAATATTAGATGAAAGCGAGGTAAAAAATGGCTAAGGAATTACCATATTTTAAATTCGAACCAAACCAATGGGAAAATGGTAATATACAAATATTATCAAGAGAAGAAAAAGGAATGTTTATTGACTTATGCAGCATGTATTGGTCAAGACTTGGAGATGTGCCTTTAAAATTAGCAATTCAAAAATTATGCGCTGGCAATGCGACCGCATTAAATTCGCTTTGCGATGAAAAAATAATTGAGGTACTGGATGGTAATATTTTTATAAAATTCTTGTCTGAACAACTTAACGAGTTTGATGATGTTAGTAAACAAAACTCAAAAAACGCAAAAGAAGGATGGGAAAAACGACGTAAACAAAAGGATGAAAGCGAGCGCAATGCGACCGCATTAAATTCGCTTTGCGAAAATGATGCCATAAGAGAAGAGAAGAAAATAGAAGAAAAAATAATAAAAGAAAACAACAATGATAGGATTTTTAATGAATTAATTATTTCTGAATCTTGGCTTGAAAATACTGCGATGCAATCAAAGCAAAAATTTGTTCCTTCTGAAATTAAAAGGTATTTAAAAAGTTATAACGACATGATAAATGTTCAATTTGAAATTAAAAACAACAAAAAAGAATATTGCACTCATTTCGTTAATTGGCTTAATAAACAAGAAAAGAAAAACGCAACCAAAAGACCCCCATTGTTATGAGTTGGAAAAGTGATAATTCAGTAAAACGTATTTTTAACACGTTTAAGCGGTTAAAAAGCCAAATCTTTAGTCAAGATATCGAAGCGTTAAAACAATTAAATGACGAGCTTGTAAATAGCCAAAAAACGTACATCAATGATAATTTACTCTACGCAAAATTACTTTGCTTCGTAATGTACAGAAATTTAGAGCATTTTAAAGATATGAAACAATGTCTTAAGCATATACAGACAAATGTGTTTGATGGGACAATACAGGAACATATCGAGATACTTAAATTAAATCTAAATAAAAACGATTTTGACGAGTATTTAAATACTTTAGGACTTTCTAATTATGTTTATTTTACGGATGAAGAAAATGATTTGAAAATACTAAATAAAAACCAAAAAGAAGTCGTGGAAAAACTTAATAAATTTTGGAATCATGACAAAGTAGAAAGGTCGTTTTATAATACGGCTAATGAGTTTTTAAAAGATATTGATAATTATAAATAATAATAAAATATGGATTTAGATTTTAACGAATTAGATATATCTAAAATTGAAAATGAAATAGTAGATTTTTTATCTATACAAAATGATTGTTATATTGATTTGTCAGAGGAAATGATTGCTCCAGAGATACTTCTGTCAATTGGTGAGCATTTATATAAAAACAAATATTACCCAACTTCAATAATGACAGCTGGGGAATTTAGCGCAATTATAGCGGTTTCAAAGGCTAAAAAATCATTTATAAAATCGGCTTTTATCGGTTGTTATATCGGAGGTAATTCTAATATTTTATTTGGAAATATAAAAAGTCACAGGGATAAAGATTATACTATTTTAGATTTCGATACAGAACAAGGAAAGTACTACGCTCAAAGAACTTTTAGACGTGTCCAGGATATAACACAGATGCAATACGATAACTATAAATGCTATGCTACTAGACACTTAACATCATTACAAAGGCTACAGTTAATTGATTATTGTTTGAAAAATCAAAACACTTTATATAAAGAACCTGTTAAATTTTTATCAATAGATGGGATAGCCGATTTAGTGGAAAATACAAATGATATTGTAATGAGCAAAGAGGCGAGCGATTATATAATGCGTTGGACTTACGAATATAATATACACATAACAACTGTGATACATAAATCTGGAACAACTGGTAAACCTTTGGGGCATTTGGGTACATACGTTTTGAAAAAGGCTGAAACGGTTATAGAGTTGGAAATAAATGAAGATAAAACTATAAATGTTTCTAATCCTTATAGCAGGGGAATTTCGTTTGATATGTTTAACTTTGATATTAATAGTGATTCATTGCCTTATTTAATTGAAGATATATTTTAACTATGAATTATACACTTAAAATCAAGCCGTTAAGCGTTAACGAATGCTTTCAAGGGAGAAGATTCAGGACTGTTAAATACGATGTATTTATAAAAAACTGTTTGTTAATGCTTCCTAAAAAATTAGATATTCCAGACGAAAAAAATATAAAATTAGCAATTGAATTTGGATTTAGTTCAAAAGCTTCTGATATAGACAATTGTGTAAAAAGTTTTGTGGATTGTTTAGTTAAGAAGTACAAAGTAGACGACAGGTACATATATGAGTTACACGTCTTTAAAGCTATAGTTAAAAAAGATGATGAGTATATTAAATTTAAGGTTTATTAAATGAAAAAACCTGAACAACCAACAATCGACGAAATAATAAAAGAACGTGATAAGTTGTATGTAAAGGGAAACAATCCAAACAGACTAAAAGAACTGATACAAAAGATTGATTATTTCTTCTTTGGAATATGTTAAAAATATGTTAAAACGAAATTAATGTATTGCATAACTAAATTAGTGTTGTATATTTGTATAACAAAATTAATAAACAATGAAAACACCAACACTAGAAGAACTTAAAGAGTATTTTAAAGATGCTGAAATTGTAAGAGAATCAACTTTTAAAGGAAGGCATTTTAAAATAAATTGGGATAAAGTTGAAGAATCCGCACTTGGTAATTGGATTCAAGATGATTACTTCTTATACAATGAACGTAGTGGATATGCTGAAATTATATCTTATAAAGAAGGTGAAAAGCCAATATTTCAAATATTTGACGAAGAAGAAAAAAAATGGTATGATTTACACGACCAAAATCTATACAGAATTAAACCAAAGACAAACTACGACAAAGAAATTGAAGCTTTGCAAAATAAAGCTAAAGAAAACGGAATCAAAGTAATTATTAATTTTGAAAAGTTATGATAGAGAAATTACAAAATAGCGTAGATGTGACAGATTTAAGAATTACAATTTCAGATGATGATTTTTGGGACTATCACAAACAATTGACAGGTTTCTATAAATCTAACTTTTTTTTAGTAACTTTGTTTTCTAGAAAAGGTGTCGAAGGTATTAAAATCTCCGATACGACTAAAGAAATTGAAAAGTTTAAAGAGTTTATTTATGGCTAGGAACGGAAACATACATCCAACACGTATTTTTAGGACTCCTGACGAGTTAGAACTAGCATGGGAACAGTACAAGGAGTATCTTAAAAAAGAAGCCTTAGAATGGACTAAAATACAGTATGTTGGCAAAGAAGGTCAAAGAATGGAAGACCCTTTGAAATTACCTTATACAATGGAGGGGTTTAACGTATTTTGTTATAAAAACTACGGTGTTGTTCGTGAATATTTTTTAAACAGAGAAGGTTATTACGATGACTTTACCACCATCTGTTCACATATAAAAGAGGAAATTAGGTCAAATCAAATAACGGGGGGTATGTTAGGAATGTATAATCCTTCAATTACTCAAAGATTAAATAATCTATCTGATAATACGGACATTACCTCAGGGGGCAGTAAAATACAATCGAATGATATTAAAATCGAAATAATTAAACCAGATTCAGATTAATGAAAGCGACGCTTGTTTTTGAAAAGAATTGGGACGCTTTGCAAAGTGGTAAATATAAATATATAATTAATTCAGGGTCTTCTCGTTCGAGCAAGACCTTTAGTATTTTACAAATTTTTTGGTTATTAGCTTGGAGTAAACCAAGAACCAAACTAGCTATTTTTAGAAATACAAAAAAAGATTGCAAGGATACTATTTTACAAGATATGCTTAAATATTATCCAACTTTAGAAAATTACAATACAATTGTTTTTAACAAAACAGAATCTATATTTACATTTCCTAATGGTTCTACAATAAACATAGAGGGGACAGACGATGAGTTGAAAGTACATGGTTATCATTCAGATTACCTTTGGTTTAATGAGTTTTACAAAATGCCTAAATCTACTTTTGACCAGTTAGACATGCGTTGCAGCGAAATTGTTTTCATGGATTACAATCCAGTTGGTAGGTTATGGAGTGACGACCTTGTGTCTCAAGATAACGCAATATTAATTCACTCTACATTTAAAGACAATCCTTTTGTGCCTTTAGAGCAAAAGAAAAAAATATTATCATACGAGCCAACTGAATATAATATTCAACAAAAGACCGCTGATGCTTATATGTGGAATGTTTATGGATTAGGATTGAAAGCCGAAAAACCAAACAGGATTTTTAAAGGATGGCAAACATTATCAAACGCAGACTTTGAAAAACTACCATACCAGAAAAGATACGGACTAGATTTTGGGTTAAGTGCGCCAACAGCTTTAATCGCTATGAAATTCGATAAAGATGAAAACTATTTTTTCCGTGAGATATTATACAAACCATTAAACGAAATAAAAGGCAGTTTATCGGACGAGTTTGAAAGACTAGGGATAGAAAAACACAAACAAATTATTTGTGATAGCGGTAACGAACTAAATAAAGAAGAATCACGTAAATTAAAGAATGCAGGATATAACGTAATTCAAGCTAAAAAAGGTAGTGGCTCTATTTCGGCAGGTATTGAAACAATGCAGAAAAGTAAAATTCATTATACAAAAGAATCTATTAATATTGAGCAAGAATATGAAAATTATTCATGGAAAATATGGCAAGGAATTCAAATGGATGTACCAGAAGAAAATGGAGATGACCATGCTTTAGACGCTATGAAATATGTTATTTCTTGGTTTACAAAAGTTTTTAGGTTAAGTTAATTATTTTTTTTATATATTTGCTTTTATTATCAATGTTGTGAAACATCGTATTTATGGGATTATTTAATTTTTGGCCAGGTAAAAGTATCAGTGTGGAACGTGACCGCAGTGGTAATTACACTTATAAATGGCTTGACCAATCAGGTTTTGTAAACTCTAATGAGTATTTAGAGATGTCTTTAACAAATCCTGTTTTATTGGCTATTATTGCTTTGAGAGCTAAGATATATTCTCAAATGAAAATAACTCATTTAAATGCTGCTGGCAAACCAATTGAAAACAGCGAAGTAATTAAACTATTCAAACAACCAAATTATTTCCAGTCACAAGAAGACTTCTTTTTTCAGCAAATGTGGTTTTTATCTGCGGCAGGAACTAACTTCACATATAAAGTTGACGCTTTAAATACTACAAAAGCAATATTAAATCTTATTCCTTCTGAAATAGACTTGAACGATACCCACAAAGTAAAGTCATTTATCTATACAAAATCGGAGCTAAAAGCGTACGGTGACAAAAAGATTAAATACAAACTGGATGGACAAACTTTTGATATTAAATTAAAAGACATTATCCCTACTTATGACTTAGCCAATGGATTAACTTGTGATTCTTTGATGAGTTCGCCCTCAAGATTGAAAGGTTTATCTAAGACTATAGAAAATATTGAAGAAAATCTTTTATCTAAGAATGTTAATCTTAAGATGACTCAAAAGTATCTTATGGCTAGTCAAGGCGATGGGAATGAAGCTCAAATTCAAGATAAAGACCGTCAGGATATATTCAAAAAAATAGCTCAAAAATCTTTATTGATTACCAATGCAAATATAAAGGCTCAACACTTAGTTAGCGATATGAAGCGTTTGTATTTAGACGAGCAATTCAGTAACGACGCATTGACTTGTCTTAATGCTTTTGACATGAATAAGGATGTTCTTAACTATTTTTCTAACGGTTCAAGTACTTATGAAAACAAAGAAAAAGCAATGTTGGACTATGTTCAAAATTCAATCCAAACAGATGCTAATAATACAATGAATAGTTTTGCTAGTTCTTTAGGATTGATTGACAAAAACGAATCTTTACAAGCTACTTATAACCATTTACCCGTAATGCAATTGGTAATGAAAGCTAAGATTGAAACATTAAAAGCCTTTCAAGAAACTTTGATATATGAAAGTCCAGAAGAACAAAAGCGGTTAAGTAATGATTTTAAATTAATTTTAGGGTTATGAAAGAGGTAAAAAAGCCTGAATTAACAAAGGCACAAATAGAGAAATTAAAGTCAGATAAAGAAAAACAAATGTCTAAAATTATCAAGAAATGACAATACATGAAATCATAAAAAACAAAGAGGAATTAATTGCAATTAAGAAAAGCGCAATTAAACACTCTGATTGCGTGTCAACTTTACCGATTAAAGACGTTTCGGAAACTATTAAGTTAGCTATGGACGGAGAGGAAAGCACCAATAAAAGAGTTATTGCTAACACTTATTACTGGCTTGATTCCCATGGCGATGTTCATGTTAAAGGCACTTTTACCAAATCAATAAAAGAAAATATTGGCAAAATATTTCATTTTGATAACCATAACCATTCTTTTTCTGCAAAAGTAGGAAATGTAAAAAGCGTAAAAGAAGTTTCTATTAATTGGAGTGATTTAGGAATCAACAAAGAAGGGAAGACTATTTGTGTTATTGGTGAATCAGAACTCATTGAAGATTATAATTGTCAGGTCTTTGACGCTTATAAAAACAATGAAATCACACAGCATTCTGTAGGAATGATTTATGTAAAAATGGATTTAGCAGTAAATAATCCAACCGAAACGGAATATTACAAAAATTGGACAGACGTTTACCCGTTATTAGGGAATCAAGAAGAAGCCGACAAAAGAGGTTATTTTTGGGTAATTAGAGAAGCAAAATTAAAAGAATATAGTTGTGTGTTGTGGGATGGTTCTAATTCCTTAACCCCGACAATAGAAGACAAAACGGAAGCCGTCGAAGACACTGCCGAAAAACAAGAGCCGTCAAACGACACTCAAAGCGAACAACAAAAAGAATTACTAAAAGAACTATTAAACAAATTTTAAACAAATGGAAGAAATCATTAAAGAATTGGGTCAAAAGATTGACTCAATGAAAAACGAAACAGTTTCTAAAAGCGAACTTATCGAAGTACTTTCGAAAGTAAAAGATTTAGAAACAAAAGGACAAGATGTTGCGACAATTAAGGCAGACATCGAAGAAGTAGCTCTACGTGTGTTAGGACTAGAAACAAAAGGAGTTCCTGCACAAGCTCAAGAGTCTTTAGGTTCAATATTGGACGCTAAAAAAACTGAACTTGCAGCAATGAAAGAAAAGTCAGGCTCTAGCGTTCAATTTACATTGAAAGCAGCTGGAACAATGGCTTTATCTACAAATGTTACAGGACAAGTTCCTTTAGCCGAAAGAGAGCAAGGGATTACTAGAATTGTAAGACGTAACCCTTATATCCTTCAATTGGTGAATGTTGGGACAA